TTATCCGGTGTAGTCGACGGAGGTGTGGAGGGCGTAGGTCCAGGTGAGGGGGTCGAGGCTGGCGGTGGTGGTGATGGTGTGGCGCGGGTCGATGGCTTGCCAGCGGAGGATGACGGTGTCGTAGGTGGCGACGGCCGATGGGGCGAAGGCGGGGAGGATGATGTGTTCGCCGCTGTAGTGCTGGGTGGAGGCGATGCCGTCGATGTCCGCAATGTGGATGGCGGTTGATGGGAGGGTTGGGTCGAGGTCGGGGATGCCGATGTGTTCGCCTCCGAGGGGGCGCCATGGTTGGGTGCCGTCTGCATCCCAGGGGCCATCCATGAGTTCGCAGACTTTGCCGAAGCCTTCGACGGCGTGCTGGAGGACGAGGAAGAGGCGGCCGCAGGTGATGCAGGCCCAGAGGCAGTAGGTGACGCCGTTTTGCCCGGTGTAGCCGTCCGGGTTGTACCAGGGGAGGGCCCATGTGTCGGCCATGATCCAGGGGAGGTCGCCGCGCCATTGTCCGTTGTGGCGGAGGTAGGCGTCGCGTTCGTAGAGGTCGCCGGGGACGAGGGTGCAGCCGCGGTAGGTGCCGGGGCTGACGTCCGAGGCGGTGGGGCCATCCAGTTCGGCACGGAGGATGCCGGGTTCTTCTTCCATGAGGTCGGGGATGGTGTGGTCGGGTGGCGGAGGCGGTTCCGGGAAGGCGATGTCGGTGATGCGGAGGTGGAGTTTGCCGCGCCAGTAGGCTCCGTGGAGGTAGCGGGAGGGTGCGGGGGTGTAGGTGCCGTTGCTGTTGTTGTGGTAGAGGGGGCATTCATCCATGACGATCCAGGCTTCGGGGTCGTCGATCTGGTCGATGCTGCCCCATGACGGAGGGAGGAGGATGCCGCCGAGGTGGTGCTGGGTGGCGGTGATGCCGTCGATGTCCGCGATGTGGATGGCGCGGTGTTGTTCGGTTTCGAGGAGGTCGGGGATGTCGCTCATTTCGGTTTCTTTTTGAGGGTCCACATCCAGCCGAGTGTGTTGTTTTTTTCGAGGACGTGGTAGTAGCCGTATTTCTGGCCGTCCGGGAGGAGGACGGGTTCGAGTTTCTGGGGCCGCGCACTGTCCGGCAGGGGGAGTTCTCCGCCATTCATCCACCATTGGCCGTTTTCGACGTAGACTTCGAAGGGTTTACGCCGTTCTCCGCCGCTGCTGCCGGTGTTGAGGGGCTGGAAGATGGGGGCGACGGGGTTGTCTTCTTTTTCGGTTTTGTCTGCGCCACCGCTTCCGCCGCTGTTTCCGGAAGAGGGTTGCTGGGCGGGGTCGAGGGCGGTGTCGCTGACGAGGGTTTGGTCTCGGAGGTCGGCGACGCGGTTGCGGTTGGTGTATTCATCGAAGTTGTAGGCGGCCCGAGTGCCGAGGGTGAGGGTGCAGTGTCCGGTTTTGAGGTCCCAGGAGACGTGTTGGACGGTGGTGTCCATGGTGTCCCACGGGGCGTATCCGGAGCCGGTGATGCGGATGCGGTGGCCGGGGAGTTGCCAGGGGGTGGGCCAGAGGATGGGGCCGAGGCTGCCGTCGTACTGGAGGGCTCGCGTTTTGTCCCAGTAGTTGCGGATGAGGTCGGCCGGGATGTCGCTTTCGATTTCTTGCACTTTGTCGTGCGGGGTGAAGAAGATGCTTTCGTTTTCGCGGGCGGCGAGTTTGAGGGTGTAGATGCCGGGGGCGTAGGTGTGGGCGATTTGCTGTTGGGGTGCCCATTGCCGGGAGGCGGGGTGGACGGTGGCTGTGCCCTGGTTGATGCGGCCGGGGTCCATGGTGTAGGTGACGTGGCCGTCTCCCCAGAGGATGAAGCCGAGGGCGTCGAACCATTCGGTGGAGAGGGTGAGGAGGCCGCCTTCCGGTAGGTGGACGATGTAGTAGCGGTATTCGTATTTGCCGTGTTCTTTTTCTTCTTCCGGCGTCGAGTTTTGTTCCCATGCTTCGGGATCGGCGGCAGGGTCCCCGGAGGCGTCGCCGTAGTCGCCGCCGATGTAGCGTTTGTTGCCGGAGAGGTTGATGGCGATGACCCGGTAGGCGAGGGAGCGGGTGATGACTTTGCCGGCGCCGTCGGTGCCGTCGCCGCTGAAGAATTCGCGTACGCTGGCTTTGCGGGGGGCATCCGGGGTGCAGCAGACGCGTTGTTCGATGTTGGCGTAGCACCAGCGGATGCTGGGGAATTTGCGGGTGATGCTGCCGAGGATGAGTTCGTATTTCTGGCCGTCGATTTTGTAGTTGGCGGGCAGTATCCATGTTTCGACGCCGGTTTCGGGGTTTTCTTCGTGGAATTCGTCGGGCTGGCCTTCGTAGGTGATGTTGCACCATGTGGAGAATTTGACGTGGTCTTTGACCTGGGCGAGGAAGGGGAAGTGGTGTTTCCAGTATTTGTAGGCGGCCGTGTTTTTCGTCCATTCGTTTTCTTTGCCGTTGGGGTTGGCTTTCGGGAAGGGGATGCCTTTGAGTTCCATGACTTGGCGGGCGGCGGCGGCGGTGGCTGCATCCACGGGGCCGGAGGTTTCGGCCTTGCCGGGTTTGGAGAGTTCTTCGGCTTCTTCCTCTTCGCTCTTCTCCACAGTCTTTGTCCGAGTCACAGAGGGCAATGTGTAGACGAAGGCGTCCGGGACGTTGAGGTCGCCGCCTTCGGGGATGATTTTGACGATGGTTCCATCCGGGGCTTTGAGCGCAACCACCGGCGGCACAAGGTCGTGGCGGGGGGTGAGGTCGATGCCGCCCATGGCGCAGGTGCCGTAGGGGATGTCGATGACGGGGAGGTCGAGGCTGTCTGCGATGACGAGGCGGGGGTGCGTGCCGCCGTAGTCCATCCAGGAGACGAGGCCGGGGCACCAGCGGGACATGGCTTCAATCATCTGAGCGCAGGTGTTGGATCCGTTGGTGCCGATGGCTCCCGTGGTGCCTTTGGCGAGGATGTCGATGGTGGCGGGCATGTTCCGTGCGGGGCCTGCGGTGGCCTGGTCGAGGGCGGTGGCGAGGTCGGCACAGGCGCGGGCGGTGGTGGCGGTTTGGCCGATCTGGAGGTGGCGGCCATCCGACCGGGAGGGGTCGGCAGGCGGAGGCTGGTAGATGGAGCGGCCGAGGAGGTCGTAGGGGTCGGTCATTTCGACGGCGTAGTGGATGCTGCCGGCGGAGATTTTCGGCTGGGCTTTTTTGACGTATCCCAAAAAGACGAGGTCAGTACCCCGGTAGAGGCGTACCCAGTGGCCGTATTGCCATGGGACGGGGATGTCGGCGAGGTTATCCATCGCCCAGGCCATGCTGCAGGTTCCGGCGGCGAGGCTGGCGTAGGTGATGGTGCATTCGGTGAGTTTGTCCGGGCCAATGGCGGCGAGGTCGTAGCGGTGTTCGGTGGTCATTTGGCGGTATAGGCTTGATTGTTTTTCGCGCGGATGCTTTCCATTTGGGCCCGAGCGGATGAAACTTGAAACCGGGTGTCCTGCAGGATGGAGGAAGCTTCACCATAAGAAGAGACGACAGTTTTCAGGAAGCCTCCAATCTGCTGGGCGGCGGCATCATGCGATTGCAGGAGGCGTTCGGCATTGTCAGCCATGCGCTGGGCTTCCTGCGTGTCGAGGTAGCCGTCTGACAGGTCGTTGAGTGAGTCAGCTACCGCACGTTCGGCTTCCGATCCGGCCTCCACCTGTTGCTGCAGTCCCTTCAGGTGGGAGCTGTAGACTTCAGCCATGGCCTGGGAGCCGGATTCGTCGGCGAGGAGGTTGCGTTTCAGGATGGGGAGGGTTTCGATTTGGGCGATTTTCTGGTCGATTTCCGTGATTTTCGCTTCGTTGTCTTTTGCCCGCAGCTGGTAGCCGGCCATGCTGTTCATGTGTTCCAGGATTTTGGAGAGGGTGTCGTATTGCGTTTTGTCGAAGGTGCCGTTGTTGAGGAGCAGTTCGAGTTTCGAGCCCATTTCGGCGAGGGTTGCCTGCTGGCCGGACAAGTCTCCGGAGGAGGCGAGCCGCTGGAAGTCCGCCATGAGTTTCTGTGCATCTTTGCCGCTGTTGCCCAGTTTGGCGGCGTCGGCGGCGATTTCGTTCATGGCTTCGGCCTGTTTGGAGATTTCTTCCGCATCGATCCGTGCGGCATCCGCCAGGCCTTGCGTCGCCTCCTTGAGGATGTTGCGTTCCGAGGTGAGGGTGCCGACTGCTTCCTTGATGGCGAAATCATCAGCTGCCTTGGCTGCTACAGTTTGGTCGACTACCTGTCGGTTCCCTATGACCGCATCGGTTTCTGCCTGTTGTTTTTTCTTAATGGCATCAACTGTTTTGTTTTTTTCCTGAATCCGCCCCATCAGTTGATTGGCATTTGCGTATGCCTGCGTCTTCTTGCCTTGAATGTCTTCTTTAGCTTTGATATACGATTCGTAATTTCCACCGCGGCCTTCCGCCTTGTACCATGCGTCCGATCTTTTGATGGCATCTTCAAATTTTTTGGCCTCGGCCCGGCCCAGTTCCGCTTCACGCCTTACCTGATAGCGGTCCATGACTCCGATGGAGCCTTCTGCCAATGCCTTTTCTCTGGTTAGAGCATAGGCTTCATTTTTCTTCTGGTTTATTTCATGTTGTTTTCTCTGTTCAGGGGTGAGTGCTCCGGCTTTGCCTTGATCCAAACGTTCGGATTCCTGATTCAAGTCTTTGATCGTTTCAGCAGTTTTTTTCGATTGTTCCCGCAGATTGTCCAATTCTGTATTGGCCTCTGCCAACTCCGACGCGTGTTTCGCCTGTAGTTCTTCATCTTCCAGTTTTCGCGTTTCCTGTAGATGTTCAAAGGCCGTGATTTCACCTCGGTCACGTCTGTTATCCAGTTCGTATTTTTTTGCTTGCATGCCCAAGCCTTTGATTTCGGCTTCGACGGCAGCACGCGCTCTCGTGATTTCCAACTGTTTCTGCAATTCAGCCGTTTGGGATTGATATGAGTTCATCAACGAATCCCACCGTTCTTGTCGTTCCTGTTGTTCGTTCAGTAGTCTGTTTTTTTCAATCAGATCATTCAATTCTTTTTGAAGGTCTTTAGCTTTGTCAATGGAAGCTTCCAAATCTTTGTTTTTCTGTGCGATTGCTTCACGCTGGCTTTTGGTAAAAAAATCATACATTCCGCGCAGGAGAGAATAAGCTAAGCCCAACTGTCCCAATTTGCCCAGCAGCCCTCGAGCTAACCCCATGACTGTATTGAATCCAGATGCCATACGTCCAACAGCACCTGTTGAGGTCTGTATGATATTGGGAGCTTTTCCGAAACCCGAGACGATGTCGGTTGCAGCAGTTTTTCCTTTCCTTCCTGCATCGGTGATTGTATCTCCCAGTGTTTTGGCCTCCTTGGCTGCGTCTCCTGCCGCTTTGCCGGCAGCCTCCAGCTCATCGGCAAAATTCATGTCGGTGATGGTTTCATTGCCGATGCCGGCGGCGGCGGCCTGTGTTTGTCGGAGGGCGGCCTGTGCCTGGTTGGTGCCGGTGGGGTCGTAGGCGGAGGCGATGGTGATTTTGATGTTCGGGTCGGTGGACATGGCGGGGGACGATTATATGATGGTGCGGTGCGTGAGGAGGAAGGCGTATTCGACGGCGATCCAGGCGCCGCAGGTTTGGCCGTAGCGGCGGCGGATGCCGGCGTATTGGTCGGAGGAGATGGGGAGGGCACGGCAGCGCTGGACGGTGGCCTGCCAGCGTTCGGAGGAGATGGGGATGCCTTCGTGCCAGCCGTAGCGGTAGAGGGCGTGGCCGGTTTGGCTGGTGTTGAGGAGGTGTTCGCGGTCGTGGGCGTATAGTTCGGCCTGGGCCCGGGTGGGGTAGGAGCGCAGGACGGTGAAGCCGAAGGTTTTGGTGGCGTTGCCGCGGCCCTGGTGGTGCTGCCAGGGGGAGGCGATGATGTCGTCTGTCTGGATGGAGGTTTGCCAGTCGTTGGTTTCGGGGCCGGGCATGATGTCTCCAAGGCTGCAGCAGGGGATGGTTGTTTCCTGGCCGCCGAGGAGGGTGACGAAGTCGAAGGTGAAGAGGGCGGTTTGCATGGCAGAGCGGGGTCAGGGGGTGCGGAGGCGGTTGAGGCGGTCTGCACAGGCGGCGGCGAGAGGGTCGACATCCATCCATGCGCGCTGGAGGGTGTAGGTGCCGTTCGCTTGCGGGGCGATGAATTCGCTCAATTGGTTGATGAAGCCGAAGGCGAGTGTGGAGTCTTCCGTGTAGATGTCGCAGGCGTCGTCGGTGTCGTAGGTGTAGGTGTAGCCGTCCTGATCCAGCTGGGCCCGTACCAGTGAGGAGACTGTGCCGGGGGAGTAGACGTCCGGGAATTTGGTCCAGCGGAGCCGCCAGTAGTTGCGGCGGACGGTGGAGGCAGTAGTTCCGCCGCCGTTGGAGATGTGTTCGCGCAGGGCTGTGTAGAGGGAGACGGTTTGCAGGGCGTAGCTGCTGCCGGGGGAGGTGGATTTGTAGCTGTCGAGTGTCGCGAGGAGAGGTTGCTGCAGGGTGGGTGTGTCGGTGTAGACGATGAGGTTGCACCCGGATGCGGCGAGCCAGTCGTATTCATAGCCGCAGGAGGTGCAGGCGGAGTCGAGGTCGTCGCGGTAGTAGGGGCCTGAGGGCGGGTTGGTCCAGAGGATTTTGACGGCGTAGCTGGGGCCGGTGGCGGCGGCGTTCCATTTGGTACGGTCGGCAGCAGAGACGTGGGTGGCACCGCTGTTGGCGTGTGCGTTGTAGGTGGCCCAGGGGACGAGGCCGGAGATGGAGGGCGAGTCGCCTTTGAGGCTGGCCAGCCATTGGTCGCGGGTGCCTTTGTAGCCCTGGGCGACGGCGATTTCGTAGGCGTCTTTGCCATTGGTGCCGTTGCGCCCGGTGCCGATTTCGACGTGGATGGCCATGGTGGTGCCGAGGTCAAGGTCGAAGAAGACGGAGGTGGAGGTTTCGGGAGGCGGCAGGAGTGAGGGCTGGACTTCGAGGAGGCCGCGGACGGCAGGTACGCCTGCGATGCGGATTTCGTAGGTGTGGAGGCCTGCGGGGAGGCCGGGGTAGCTGAGGTTTTCGGTGTCCGGCGGCATGGTGATGATGCCGCCGCCCGCGGTGGAGTCGAGCTGGACGGCTCCGGTGAGCATGCCCGGGGATTGCACGATGGTGTCGCCATCCCGGAACTGGAAGTAGAAGACGCCGCGGATGCCTGCTGTGGTTTTGAGGTGTTTTTCGGTTGCGATCATGGCGATGGAGATGGTTCGCACCGGGCATGTACGGTGGAGGCATGCCCGGTGCGCGGGGTTAGGCGGAGGCGGCGATGGCCTGGACGTTGGCGAAGGTGATGGTGGCCATTTCGACGCCGGGATCGACGAGGAATTCGAATTCGGGTTTGATGAAGTCGGAGGTGAAGGAGGGGGCCGTTTTGAGTTTGAGGCGGCCGTAGCCGTAGAGTTCCTGCACTTTGTCGGTGCCGTCCTGCGAGCGTTTGATGACGATGCGCAGCCAGCCTTCGATGCAGTTGCTGCCGGCGTTGGCCAGGGGCATTTCTTCTCCGTCCTTGATGGGGGAGCCGAGGCCGAAGGCGAGCTGCAAAGCCTCCGGAGAGGTTTGGGATGTCGTGAAGGTGAAGCTGAAGGATTGGAGCATGGATTCCTTGTGTTTCATCCAGGCGCCGTTTTGCTGGCATTCTTCAATTTCGATCATTTTTTCTTCCGCTGCTGGCTGGAAGTTGGAGCCGCGGCCGATGTCGTGCCAGGCTTCGGGGGCGGTGGCGTAGTCGGGGCGGCTGGTGGCGGATACTTTTGCGCCGTCTACGGTGAGGGAGGCGGGGCAGAAGGAGATGGAGGAGGGGCCTAGGACGTCGTGCGAGACGACGCGGGCCGTGATTTTCGGGGTGATGACGGGAGGTGTAGACATGTTTTTAGTGAGTAGGTATGAGTGAATAATTATCCGAGGATGCGGAGTTTGCCTGCCTGTTCCAGGGCGGCGGCCTTGGCGGAGGGTATGTCCACGATGGTGCCGCGGGCATGGTACATGCGGCCGATCAGCAGGGAGCGAGCGGTGATGGTGCAGCGCAAGGTTGTTGCTTCAACGGCGGGTTCCGCAGGCGTTTCGGCTTGGGGTTTGTCTGTGTTTTTTGGTGTTGTAGCCATGTGTTTGTGTGGTTGGTTTAATCGAATGCGATGGTCGGGTGGATGATGCGGGCGGTGATGCTGATGCCCCGGGTTTGCAGGAGGCGTTTGTCGCCCAGGACGACGGCGAGGTCGCCGTCTCCGGTGACGACCGGCGATCCGTAGGGGCGGTTGCTGATGTCCCATGATTGGATGATGGAGATGACGGTGGCGGCAAGGCGGTCGGTGGCTTCGTCGGCCGTGATGCCGGTTGCGTCCATGCCGAGGCCTCTCCAGACGCCGCAGGAGATGACGTATTCACAGTCCAGGTAGGCCGCCCGGACGGTGGTGTCCCTGGTGGGGTTGGCCAGGTCCTGCGGGACGACGGCGACGAGTCCGGAGTATTGCCGCACGATGGCGTCCAGTGCTTTGATCTGATCGGGGGAGGTCATGAGGTGTTCGTACACGTACGGCCGGATCGGTTCGTACATGCGGAGGCGGTCGATGAGGGCCTTCCCGAATTCCCATCGGGGGGATGTCGGCAGCTGGGAGATGTCCGGAGCGGTGGGCATGGCGGGTCAGAGGTTGTAGGCGGCGGTGATGCCGGCGGCGATGATCCAGCCGAGCCAGCCCAGGATGCGTTGCCAGTGCGGGCGGCGGGTGTCTTTGGCGATTTCTTCGAGCGTTGTTTCTGCTTTGTCCGTGATGTTCATGGTTGGATGGTGTTTCTGTGGTTGATGGCGCGGGTGTAGGAGACGACGGCCGATCGCGCCGCGTCGGTCATCTCTGCGTCGGTGGGCATGACCTGCGGTTTCGGCTTGATGGTGGCCGATCGCAGGAGGCATGCCAGGGGGACGATTTTGTGTTTCAGCCCGTCTTTGCCTTTCCGTTTGCGCTCATGGACCCAGTACATGACGGGAGCTTTGCCGGTTTGCGAGGGCAGGACGACGATTTCGTCGTCGGGGATGCCGAGTTCATCCAGGCTTTTGCGGCGAAGGGGAGAGTCGGAGAAAGGTACCAGGAGGGATTGGATCGGACGACCCGTGACGCGGGAGGTGCGGCCGCTGGGGAGGACGGTTCCGCCCAGCCACTGCAGGCGCACGCCTTTCTGCCCGATGGAGATGGTGGCGGTGCAGCCTTCCACTGCCGGCTGGCCAATGGATTTGATGGCGCCATGCCACCAGTACCGAGATTTCGTGGCCTCTTTCATCCCCATGAAATGATCGACGACCTGCTGCCGGACACCCAGGGCAGCGGAGCGGCTGATTTCGGCGAGGTCGGCCTGCCCCAACCCTGTGGTGGGGACGATGACGGTTTGCAGTTTGGCGGATATTTTGATCATGGCGGTAAATCAAGCATCCGCGACCCAGTACGAGGCAGCGGTAAGAATATCGAAGAAGTGGAGCATGTAGGGATCGGGATAGGTCTGAGTGATGGGTGGAGCGGTGGCGCCGTCATCCCAGCGGCGGTCAATGGTTAGGGTGAGGTGAGGGATGACGATGGGCGCGGCATTGAGGCCATCCTCTGCTGCCGGTGGTTCGGCGGTTTCTCCCCGCCGGGCGATGATGAGAGTGGCGGCCCAGCCTCCGGGGTCGAGGGTGGAGATGGTGTCGACCGCTCCATGCCAGATGGTGAGGAGGTCGGGCGGCAGGTCACGGGCTATGATGTCGCGTGGCAGGAGTGTGCGGCCATCCGGCAATGTAATGCCTGCGGCGGTGAGGGTGGAGGAGTCCCAGTCGGCTGGGCAACAGGTGATTTGAAGCTGAGGGATCATGTGCTTTGGTGGATTTGGAGTTCGTAGATGGTGCCCGTGAACGAGGCGGAGTAGAGCCAGACGCTGGCGATGCGCTCCGCGCCCGTGGTGTTGGCGGCGAGGTGCAAGGCTCCGCCCGAGTGGGTGAGCCATGTGGCCGCGGTGTCGATGTCCACCACGACGCCGTCAGGCAGCAGGGTGTCGTCGCCCGCCTTGGGGCGGTAGACGGATGCGGAGAGGCCGATGTCCTGCGCGGCGGCGGTAACGTAGACATGCCGCCCGATGTTGGCGGCGACAATGACGGTTTCTGAGCCTGCGGGCGTGTAGTCGAGGCTGGCGGTGACGTACCGCCAGTCCACCCAGGATTTGTCGGCTGCTTCGAGGAGGGCCTGTTCTTCGGGCCAGCGTTTGTAGGTCGTCCAGTTGCGGAGAGGGATGGTGTGGGCATGTATCGTGATGGCGGGCGGTACGTCCTGCTTGTCCTGGTTGGCGCGGTCGCTCAGGTAGGTGCGGCTGACCCACAACGTGCCGCGCGACATGATGCTCGAGTATTGGCCCACGTCCGACGTGACGGCCGGGTTGGTCGCCTGGCTGTAGCTGCATTCGACAGCATACAGGTTGCCGGCATGGCAGCCGATGTAGACGGGGGCGTGCCACTCGGTACCGCGGCTGATGATCTGCAGGCTGTGCAGATCATCCAGCCGTCCGGGGTAGATGAGCCGCCACGACGTAGGGACGGAGCCGAGGACGCTGTAGGCATGGCGTATCATCATGCAGCGGACGGCATGGCGCGGTGTGTCCACGATCCGCAGTTCGTTACCGCTGGCCCAGTCCCACGGATAGGTGCCCGCATGCGGGGTGTAGGTGGAAGCTGGCCTCGTTTCGATGCCGCAGGCGATGCGGCTTTTGGCCTCGTCCATGCAGTTGCGGCGGCGCGTAAGGTACGCGACGTCGACGCGGGCCATGCAGGTGAGGCGGTGATGATAGGTCGACTGGTCGGGTACGGTGTAGCTCTCCATCAGGCAGTCGTTGCCCGTCCATGCGGCGCTTGTCCAGCGGCCGATGTAGGGGATTGCCCTCTCCGTGCAGTACGTCGAGGCCCAGAGCCATGCACTCATGTGGGTGCCAACGGAAGAGGCGGCAGCAGTCGGCTGGATGATGATACCGCCGTTGGCGACGACCGGCGCGTTGAAGGTGTTGACTCCGCTCCAGATGTTGGGCTGTGATTTGCGGGCGAGGTCGGCCTGCGTGGTGGCGATGTAGGTGTCGATGGAGGATTTGCCGGAGGCCGTGGCGTCAGAGATGGTGCCGGTGCCTGCTGTGATGCTTTGGCCGATGGCGTTGATGCCGTCGTTCGTGGCTTGGGCGATTACGGTGGCTTCCGCGCTGGAGATGGATTCGAGGGCGGCTTCACCGCTGGCGGCGATGATGTCGGCGGTGTCTGCGGCAGCCTGTCCGGCGGTTTGGTTGATTTCCTTTTTGGCGGCGGCTGTTTCGACGGCTGCGTGTGCCGTGATGTGCTGTTTGGCCGTGCCGGTGGCGGTGGCGATTTCCTGCCGGGCTGCGGGGAGGAGGTTGGAGGCCGTTTCGAGGAGGCTGTCGGCGGTGGCGATGCTGCCTTCGATGGCTTCCCAGGTGGCGGCGGTGATGACGGGGACGATTTGGACGGTGACGGTGATGGCTGTGAGGTCCGAGGAGATGGAGGCTTCGATGTGTTCCCCGCCCTGGTCGGCAGGCGGCATCGATGCGACGCGGTCCGCCACGCGGATGCTGCCGCACAGGAGGGCGTGTTCGACTCCCGTCGCGGTGTGTTTGGCGTAGAGGTCGTAGGCGTAGTTGCTGGCTACCAGCGGAGGGATGGAGAGGCGGACGCTGGATGGATCCATCGGGGCGGCGCCGAAGGGGTGGATGCGATCGCCCAGCCGCGCTGCTCCGTAGATGGCGTAGTCGGCAGCAGTGGCCGGGGTGCCGTCCTGGTTGGCGAGGCGGAGGATCATGTGCCGGGTGACTCCGGCGACGGTTTCGATGTAGTGCTTGGTTGCGGCCATGGCGTCGGATGAGCGTGATTAGTTAATTGTTGCCTGTGAACGTGAGTGTATCCCCGTCCCACATGGCGAGGCCGTCCATCAGGGCGGTGGCCTGGTCGCGCAGGTCGGGCGGCAGGTCCGGGAGTGTTGCTTCCAGGGAGAGGGGTTCTGGCGGTGTGTTGCGGGCGGTGTCGAGGGAGTTGTAGGCGGCGGCGTCCATCAGGCCGAGGGCTGCCGCTTCTTCCCACGCCACGGGGATGCGGTCCATGCCGCTGTTGTAGTCGTAGGGGGCGTAGTCGCTGCCCCAGCGGGAGAGGGCGGCCCAGATGGGCGAGGTGGTGAGTGCGACCATTTCGGTGGCGCTGGCTCCGGCGCCGCCTACTGCGCCGTAGGCGATGCGCCAGCGCAAGGGCCAGTCGCGCGGCTGGGTGCGTTCGCCCATGCGGACGAGGCGGTATGCCGGGAAGGCGAGCGATCCGCGGTAGGCTTCGGCCTGGGCGCGGCTGGCTGCCTGCGTGGTCTGGGTTTCGAGGATGAGGTTTTTCCGCGCCGTGCCGGAGAGGTCTCGGATGGTTCCTTCGTCGCCCGGTTCGGGAGTGTAGCCGATCGCATCGAGCATGTCGGTGATCGCATGGCGGGCTTCGGTTTTGGAGGCTCCGCCTGTGAGGATGGCCGCTGCCTGCTGCCGGATTTTCAGGAGGGTGGCCAGGTCGTCCACCAGAGCGCCGAAGATGGAGCGGACGGTGAGTTCCGGAGACATGCGCGCCCACTGCTCCGACGTCATGCGGACAGGGAGCGGTGTTTTGGCGTTGAGGATGTCGGCAGCGGATGGCATGGTGGGTGGAGGCTGGGTTACACAGATGGCGCAGATCGATGCACAGATTTTTCCGGGTTCGAATCCGGCTGATCGCCGGATTGATGGAGCTGTAATATTTTGATATAAAATAAATCAGTGTTCATCTGCGGTATCTGTGGCTTCTGCGTTCGTGGCCGCCGGATCAAGGTATGGGGTAGAGTCCGGGGCCGTCGTTGCCGTAGGCGGGGTCGGGGGCGATGATCGCCGGGGTGCTGGCGGGCTGGATGGGGAGTTTGCCCGTGGCATCGAGGACAAGCTGCTTCTGCGTGCGTACTTCGGCGATGCGGGCGGCGGCTTCGGCGGCGGCCTGTTTGCGTTCGTCGGTGATGGCCAGCGCGTACCGTTTGAGGAGGCGCCATGCGATCATGTCCAGCGCGGCCGGACGCAGGCTGCGGGGGATGAGGGCGCCATCAGGCAGGATGTTGGCCAGGTTCTGCGCGACGGCATCGCGTACGATGGCCGTGACGTCGTCGATGGCGTCCTGGACGGCGGCGGATGCTTCCGGCCTGGTGAGGGCGGTGAGTTCTTCACCGACGAAGACGGCGGACAAGTCGTCCGGCCTGATGGCGACCCAGTAGTTCATGATTCCTGTTCGGAGGGTTGTTCGTGTTGCAGGAGGGCGTCGGCGACGGCGTCCACGCGGCCCATCATCCATTCCAGGTGTTTGTCGTCGGTGATGACGCTGCCCCATGTGGGTGACTGGATCAGGGCGCAGGCGATGCGGACTCGGATTTCCGTGCGTGACGGTTCGACGGATACGGGTTGCAGGGAGCAGCACCCGTCAAGGATCAACCTTTCGGCATTGTCTTCGCCTTCCGCTTGATTTGGTTTGGTGCCTGTGGGCTGTTCGTCAGGCTTGTCTTGGCCTGTTTTGGCGGCAGCCGATTCATTTGTTTCCTGATCGGGGATGTCGGTTTGTTGCTGGCGTTCAGCGACCGCATTTTCGTCCATTTCCGGATTGTTGGGTGCGGCGGGTGCAGGTTCCTGCTTGGTATTTTTTGTAGCCATGTGTGTGTTCTGGTTTTGTGTTGCGGCGCCATGCACGGTGCAGGCATGCGCCGTGCATGGGGGATGGTTCAGCTGACGGTGATGCGGTTGTTCAGGCCGATGGCGGGGAAGACGAATTGGCGGGACATGCCGATTTCGTACCACCAGGTGTGTTCCGCATCGGAGCGGTACTTGATGGGGACTTCAACCGGTCCGGAGTCTCCTCCGTACAGGATAGCCATGCCGCAGAGGTCGTCATACTGGCTCTGATCGTCGATGAAGGTGAGCATGACGTCGGAACCCAGCATGTTGGCTCCCGTCGTTTGGACGTTCGGTCCCGGTGCGGCCGTGCCTACCGGGACGGTGACTCGGTGTATCTTCGTGCCGGTGGCGGCATCGAGGCCCAGCAGTTCGTACAGGCGTTCGGGGGTGAGCGTTTGCGTGGAGTTGTACTGGATTCTGGGCAGGATGCTCGGGTTTTCGGACAGGATGTCCCATGCCTGGTGCGAGAATATGATGCGGTTGGGTTCCACGCCGTGGTTGTTGCGGTAGTCGCTGATCAGGTCTTTCAGTTCCGTCAGCGGTTTCGAGGAGGCATTGGACCAATTGCCGATGCCCGAGAGAGCCGGCACATTGTCGCGCAGGGCCTGGAGGCCCTGGGCCGTTTGCGAGGTGCGCCAGGTGCCCAGCAGGGTGCCCAGTTTGGCATTGGCGATCTGGTCGGCCGTTTTGCCGGGGTTGCGCTTGAGTTCCTTGTCATCCACCCCGATGCGGATGCTGTGGTCTTGCAGCATGAAGGGGAGGTCGACGCTGCCGGTGTTGATGGTTTTGGCGACTTCGTGGAGGCCGCGTTCCGTTTCGACAGGACGCCAGACGTAGCCCTGCGGCCAGCTTTTGTAGGTGCCCATGCCTCCGATGTTGCCCGCCCAGCGGGCAGCCAGGAATTCGAGGACGTTGAAGACCGGGATTTTGAAGTAGTTGACGGCGCGGTCGTAGAGGGGATAGCAAAATTCTGTGGTGGTACTCATGATGATGGGAGGGATTAGGGTTTGGTGGAGGGCGGCAGCATGATGGCGCTGACGAGTTGCCCGGCCGTTTGGGCCGTGACGTTCTGCATGGCCATGGCGACGATGATTTCGCCCGATGCTCCGGTGGCGGCGGATACGGTGCTGTCGCTGTTGAGCTTGAGTTTCGTGATGCCCTTGGAGATGACGCCGGGATTGGCGCCGAGCTGGACGTCGACCACTCCGCCGAAGGTGTACGGGATCAGGGTGGCTCCCGTGGTGTTGCCGCATATCTGGGCTAGCTGGCTGTCGGGTTCCGAGATGATGCCGAATATGTCGGAGGAGGATGTCGCCAGGGCGATTTCGCCCGAAGCGGTGAATTTGCCGAACTTGCCTTCGTGGAGGTGGCCCGTGGGGCGCAGCTCGGCGGTGTAATTGGCGCGGAAGCGCGGGATGTCTTGTACGATCATGTGGTTGTGTGCGGTTGTGGGTTAGCGCCTTGCATCCGAGTAGGAGTTGACGGCGGAGTTGTAGGCTGCATTGTATTCGGCCGGGCTGAGAGGGCGGCCGAGGCGGGCGGATTCTTCCTTGACGTGTTTCCGGCAGTAGTCGACGAGGGCCATGTCCTGGGTCGGTACCTGCATGTCTGCGCCGTTGATGCGCATGGTGACGGTGCGGTTCGGCGTGTGCCCTTTGAGAGGCGCTGCCGGTTTGGCCGCATTGCGCCGCACTCCGAACAGGCCGGGATAGCGGGCGGAGTTGGTGGCGGCTCCGCCTGTGCCGGCTGCCTTGTTGGCTTCGGCCAGGGCGGAGGTGAGTTCTTCGTTGCTGCGCTGGAGGTCGGATACGGCCGAGACGAGGGAGGCCGGATTGGCCGTTGCATCGAGGCCGAGCATTTCGGCGATTTGTGCGACGGCGTCGTCCAGAGTCAGTTCTTCGTCGCCGTCCGCATTGGTTTCGGGGTCGGTTTCGTCCGGATCGGTTTCGGAGTTGGTCGCGGTATCGGGATCATCCGGGTCGGCATCCGAGTTGGCAGCCTTTTCCTGGTCTTTCTCGGGTTCGCAGGTGCCGGAGTTGCGGCGCTGGCCCGTGATCGGTTGCGTGCCGCGATTGCGTGTTGCTTTGGGTTTCATGTGTTTTGTTTGGTTGTGGTGTTTGGTTTGGGTAGAGGTGAGGCTGTTGGTGATGGGGACTTGTCCCTTGTGTCGGTTGGTGTTGGTGATGGTGCAGGCATACAGGGCGGTAGGTGTGACGCCGCCTTCGATTTTCCGGAAGTCCGCAAATTCGTATTCCGTCGAGAAGAAGCAGTATTCGCCGGAGTTGACGAGGGCGTGCCCTGAATCCGTCCATTCGATCCACGCCCACAGGCGGCCGTCCGGTACGCATAATGCCTTGATCCATCCTCTGGCGCCCGTGTCCGGCACGTCCACCCACGACAGATGGTCGCGCGTGACGAGGATGCCTTTGCCTTCGTTGTCGTACCGTTCGAAGTTGTCGACGATGCGGAGGAGGTCTTCTTCCGTGGACAGTTCGCGGGCGAATCCGTTTTTTTCCGCGAATGCCTGCAGCTCTTCATCCGACCAGCTCTCGGGGATGTCGTAGCCGAGACTTCGACCGACTTTCTCCATTTCGACGGTGGCGTGGTTGTAGGTGGGTTCGATGCAGTACCAGGCGGATCGCGGCACTTCCCCTACGGGAAACGGTGCATGCGGGGACTGGTCGAAGGGGGGGATTTGTGACATGGCGTGTTGACTTTGTGTGGCGTTGTGCTATGGTGTGCTTGGAAATCTGCTCTGGCGGCCCTGCAAGTTAAGGAGCGGACGACCGATCGGCGGGAGGCGCCCCCGCGTCCGGTCCTCTTTGGTTCAGTCCCGTTTGTATTTGAGGGTTCCTTTTCTCGTTTTTTCCATGCTGGACAGTCTGCGGTTGTGGAAGTAGGTGCGTACGTTGCCCGTTTTGCCGACGACGAAGCCCGCCAGGACGTAATGGCCGGAGGCATCCTTGTAGGAGCGCAGGTACGTGCGTTGCCCGTCGCGCGGGTTTTCCCATATTTCGTGAGGGCTTTTGACGGCGCGGACGGCTTCGGAGAGGTGGCGCAGGCGGCGGGCCTGTTCGGTGGATGTTTTCCCGGCCGCTTCCCAGTGGTCGAGGACGTCGCGCGTGAAGTGCACGTTCTGGCCGTCGATACTCCGGGCGCTGAATCCGCGCGTCAGGCCGCGTTTGGCACGGCCCGGGTGGCTGGCAGTCGAGGCGGGATCGGGCGAGATGTCTTTCAGCCTGCCCAGGCCGAGTTGTTCGGCCGTTCCCGTTTTGCCGACGGCGGCATGGCCGAATCCGGTTTTGAGGTCTTTGCGGCCGCGTCCTCTTTTGTCCCACCCCTTTTTGGCGCCTTCGCTGGTGCCGTAATTTTCGGCGACGGGTTCGTCTTCCGGGGAGGTTTGCGCGTTTTGTGCCGCATGGTTGTCACCATCCTGTTCGGATGTGCCCCGTGCCGCGCCGTGCATCGGGCGTGCATGGGGGGATGCTGCGTCGGAGGCATCATCGGGCGCATAGGGCGCGATCGCTTCCTGCAGGGCCTTTCGAAGGCTTTCCGCCTTGGCCTCGATGCGGGCCGGGTCGAGCGGCATGGAGGCGAGGCGTGTGAGGATGGCACGCTGTTCGGCGGTGATGCCGTCTTCCGGCTGCACCTGTGCGGCAGGGCGAGCAGACAGGTTGTGCATGCGTACGGCCGTGGCGGCGTCATACACTCTGCGGGCCTGCGGCCACAGCATGGTGGGGGCAAAGCGACGGTGCATGCTGTTGAGCATGCCGGCAGCCTGCTGCTCCGGCGTGAGAGGCACGGGAGCCAGAGGCATGCCCATTCGTTCTTCCAGGCTTTGTTGGGTCGGCACGAATCCTGCGGACTTGGCGGCGTAGATGGCTCGGGCGTCCATGTTGGCGCTGGTGACGTCCAGCCCCGTGAGTTCTGCGACTTGGTCGTCGGTGAGGCGGTAGCCTGCGGAGGCGAGCATGGCGATGGACTGGACGATTTCGGAGGTGCCCTTGTCTTCCAGCGGGGCGAGCGTGAATTCGACCAGATGCGGCTGGCCGGGGTGCCACTGGTTCAATGCCGGAGCGAAGAGATGCCGTTGCAGGAGGGCGGCGATGTCTTCCCCTTCGGCGGCGGCGATGGCATCGAAGGCGTCCTGGTGGGCGTTGCCGGTGGAGGTCGTCGTTCCTTCTCCCGGCGCCGTGAGCATGGTCATGAGGCCGCCCGTGCAGCGTAGGACGATTTCCTGCGAGGCCATGTCGATGTACCGCGTGAAAGAGTCGGGGCCGAGGGAGCCGGGCTGGACTGTTTCCACCTTGCTGCCGGGCGGCAGGACTCCGGCACTGTTGGAGAGGCACTGGCGTCCGAATTCGATGAAGGCTTTTTTCTGTTCTTCCGAGATTCCGTCGGGCATGATGATGTACATGGGCGGCGTGCCGTATCGGCCATTGTATACCGCCAGCTGGCATTTGCCGTTCTTGCGGTCGAATACCAGCAGCATGGCCACCTGGTCGATGGGCCGGGGGCAGATGCGGGTGATGATGCTGTCCATGGAGACGGGAAGATCCTTTCCGATCGTGGCGCCGTAGGTGGCTTCCGGATTCCAGCGCCAGGGTCCCTTGTACCCGTCCCGGCACCAGTTCCAGTTGTCTGTGAGGTTCAGGCGGAGGGAGGTGTCGGTTTCAAGCAACTGGAGGTGGCGGTAATGCCGGAAGGATGCCTGCGCCAGTCCGGCGATGCCTTCTTCCATGTTGTCGATCGCGTTGCAGAAGTCGGTCAGCGTGCGTGCCTGGGCGTCGGCGAGGCAGGCTTCGGCATCGGTCAGGCCGTCTTTGGGCCGAATGTCCCAGCGCAGTTTCTTCAGGGCGGCAAGCCGCCGGTCCACGCAGACGGAAAGGTAGGTGTCCGCCTGTTCGATGTTGTGCCATATCCACTGAATGTTGGACCAGGCTCCGCGCATGGCTTCGTTGACGGCATCCCGCATGATCGGGAGCGTCAGGTAGTCCAGAGGGTGGGTGCGTTCCAGCCATTGGTCCCGGGAGACGGACATCTCCTGGAGGTCGAGGCTGGAAAAGTGCAGCGGGCGGGAATCCGGTACGGGTGTGCTCATGGCTTAAAACGGGCGGTTGAGTAATGCGGCGTTGTTGGGGAGGGAGGCATCCCACGGGTTCAGCATGTCCGGCCGGGCAAGTTCGATCGGTTCCGGCAGCATGTCGCAGGAGGGGCGGATGTGGCCCCAGTAGGCGAGTTTGGTGGAGTCGAAGGTGTCGGCGTGGTAGCCTTCCTTGGAGATTTCGGCTTCGAAGCGGGCGCCGTTGCGGATGACGAGGCGATGGTCTTCCGCGACCCATTGGCCGGGAGGCAAGGCGATCGTGCCGTCTTCCAGAGCAGCGCAGTAGGCGGTGCCGAGGGCCGTTTTGGCATCCGAGTCCATGCCCTGGTAGCGGACTTTGTCGCCGCCTGCGATGCCGCGGACGTTGAGGTGGTGGCGCATGTCCCGTGCCAGCAGGTTGGAGTAGAATTTTTCATTGGACGAGTCGACCCACAGGCCGCTGATGTTGGCCCGCCCCAGCTGGTGCAGCACATGGCGTATGGCCGCCTGCATGGTGTAGTAGTCTCCCGTTTTCCAGCGGACGATGAGGCGGGCATGGCAGATGCCGTCCGTTTTCTGCAGGACGGTGAGGGCCGAGGGGTTGGACTTTTTGTTGGTGGTGCTGGCGACGTCCTGCCCCATGGTGCAGGGGTCGGCGGTCAGGGTGTCCGCCCATGCCGTGCCGATCAGGGAGGCGATGTTGTTGGCGGTGACGTCCTGTCCGGCCAGGTCGATGGCGGTGCATGTGCCGCTTCCTTTTTCCTGGGCACGGTCGAGCCATGCGCGTTTGACGGCGGATTCGCCACTGGGCAGGAAGGACAACAGATAGTTGCGATCCGCCGATTGTTTGTCCAGGGAATGCGCCCGGTAGGTGTCATAGTCCACGGCTTCCCCGGTTTGCGGATCGTAGAGGGGTACTCCTGCCAGAGCGGCATCGTATGCGTCCACCCGGTGCACGGGGTAGCCCGTTTCCGTCTTGTAGAAATTGCCTTCCGGGTTCGGTGTGAACTTGCGTGTTCCCGGATTCAACACGTCGTACATGTAGTGTTTTTCCTCTTTAGATGGAGTGGTAAACATCCACATCATGAATTCGGGGTTGCTGGCGATGATGGGTTCGACGGCATCCAGTACTTCGAGGCAATGGGGCCAAAAGCCGACTTCGTCACCGAATACGTCTCCGGTCCAGCTTCGTGCCGTTGCCGGATTTGGCGGTAATATCAATGTTCGGCTATAGCGGGTGCGGCTGTGATAGATGCGTATTTGGGCCGAATTCTTTTGCATGATTTCTGCCAGATCGGATACATCCAGCAGTTGGTGTGTTTTCCTGTCCACCACGTTTCCTCCCAGCCTCACGTTCAGGGTGTTTTCTGCATCGTGTATTTTCTGCAGGGCGTCATGCCAGATGGTTGCTTCCTTCTCCAGCAATTCTTTTCCTACATTCAGAGATGCCGAGATGAAGAAGCAGGAGCGGCCTGCTTTGGATAACATCCGGTCGAGAGCCTTGGCTGCAATCGTATAGGATTTCCCGCCTTGGCGTCTCCACAAAAAGAAGGCAATGCGCATCCGCAACGCGAACGCTACTTGCTGGTAAGCCTTGAACTGGATCAGGGGTTTGACGGAAGGGGCGGGTTTCATGCTTCGGTGAAGGTGGGGGTGTAGGGCTTCGTTTCGCCGAAGAGGATCGGGCGGAGCATGGCGATTTTTTCCTCATGCGTGGCGGCGCCGTGCAGGATTTCCTGCACTTCCGGCGACATGGCTTTGGCCAGGACGGCTTCGGCGGCACGGATTTCAGCCAGTTCGACCTGTCGGCGCATGAGTCCGACGCGTTCCGAGTCGTTGACGAGTTTGACCAGCTGCACCAGTGCCTTGGGATCGGTCGACGAGTCCAGGGCGAATTCGAAGGCCCGCTGTTTGACGCGGCACCGCATGGCTTCCGTCATGCCTTCGGTCGGGGCGGAGTTGATGGTGCGGGCGATGGCTGCCAGGGTGGCCAGGTCGTCCTGCCCCTGCGTGCGGTTGATGTATTGGTGGACGCTGTTCAGGGATAACCGGATGCCCTGTTCCGCGAGGTAGTCGCGTATGGCTCTGCCCGATGCGTTCGAGACGACCATGGCATCCACTTCCGCCCGGATGTCGGGAGGGAGGGAGCCGATGACGCTGTCCGATCGCAGTTTTTTTGGGGTGGCGGCCATGATTCAGATAAGAGGTATCAGGTAAGAGGTAATAATTTTTAACTATTCACTCTTCATTTTTCACTGTTCATATTTCCTGGGCGGCGACGCGTCCGGCGTCGGTGAGCGCCCATTTGTACCCGGCAAGTTCGTTCGGCGTGCCGGTGATGTAGCCGCGTACTTTCAGGGCGGCGACGGCTTCGTTGTAGGTTGCGTCCGGGATGCGCGTCGGCAGGGCGATGTCGACATGGGCGCGGAGGGTGGTGTCCGGCAGCAGGAGGGGTGCGGAGATGACGCGCAGGGTGCGCATGATGGCCAGTTTGACTTCGGCGAGTGTCTGTTCTTCGTTCATGATGCAGCGGGGTGTTTGCGGCCGTAGGCGGCCAGGATGATGATGAGGAGGAGCGGGATCATTTTTTCGAGGCGGAGGCGATTTGCTGGAGGAGCTGGTGGAGTCCTTTCATTTCGCCGCGCATTTCCGCGACGGTTTCGGCGATGGGGTTGAGCCTGTCGAAGATTTGCCGGGTGACGGATTCGTGTTTTTCTTCCAGGCGGGTGACGCGGCCTTCCAGTTTCGCGTGTTCGTCGCGCGTGATGTATTCCGGGTGCTTGACGATGGGAAGCGGGGTGGGCGAGATGAGGGTGTCCGTTTTGAGGCGGGCGCGTTCTTCTTCGGCTCCTTTTTCCCGCGCGGTTTTGTTGACTTTCCATCCGGCAGCCCCCGCCGCGCCGAGGATGGCGACGATGAGGGCGGCGACGGTGGCGACGGAGATGTAGCCGTCGGGGGCCGCTTCGGCGAGGAGTAGTGGGAGAGAGGCGATCATGGCGTCAGGCGGCGATGGCTTTGACGGCTCCGGCGATGCCCTGGGCGATGGCGGCGCAGAGGGCGTCCGCGCGGTCCTGCAGGAGGCGGCATTCGCCCGGGTTGCTGCCGCCGAAGCAGGGTTCGATCATGATGGCGGCCATGCGGGTTTTCTGGAAGTAGCTGACGGCGCGGGAGCTGTCGGCACGTACGCCGGATGAGGCGATGATGGCTTCCGTGCGTTTGTCCGGGCAGACGTAGATGATGCCGCGGTCGCGCGTGCCGAGGCATTCGCAGATGGCGCGCTGCAGGTGCCGGGCGGCGGTTTCGCCGCGTGCGCTGTTGTACCAGCAGAGGGTTTCCGTGCCGTTGGATGCGGGTTCGAATGAGTTGAAATGGAGATCAACGGCGAGGATGGCATCCGTGGCGTTGCAGGCTGCGGCGGCGTGGCCGGGCGTCGTTCCGCCGCCGTTGACAAGGCGGTTGACGATGACGGCGGAGATGCCGTATTGCTGCTCCAGGATGCGTTTGATTTTCGGGGCGTGCTCCAGCCAGTACTGGTATTCCGACTGGCTGCCGTCCGCCATGACGGCTCCGCCGTCGCGGGGGCTGTGGCCGATGGATAAGGCGACTGTGTTCATGATCGTGTGTGGTGGATGAGGGTTTTAGCCACAGATGGGCGCAGATGGTTCACAGATTTCCGGGCACCCGAATCCGGCCGACTGCCGGTTTGATAAAGCAAAAGTATTGATCGACAAAATAAATCAGTGCCAATCCGTGGAATCTGTGGCTGAGTGTTTCATGGGATGTGTTTGTTTCCGGCGTGTTCGTGGCGGGGTGCCCGCCCTGCACGGTGGCAGGACGGGACTTGGCAGCACGATGATGGCGGCAAGGGCAGCCCGTGGCCGGGTATTCGGGTGTTCCGAGCAGGCCCATGCAGCGACGATACCTCACCCATTGAGCGACGGTGTGGGCGATCGTGCGGATCATGGACGGCCTGGACATGCACACAGCTTGCCACAGGTTTTTCAATCGACATGCTGCCGATGCACAAAACGCACAAAACGCACAAAATACACGTTTTGCACAAAACGCACAAAAAAACCGCACCATCGCGGTGCGGTCGGTTTTCAGCCTGTGGACAGAGAGGATGGCGCGGATCAGATGTCCAGCAGCAGCTGGCTTACGGCGCGGCGTTCTTCCATGTCTTGCCGGGCCTTTTCAATCAATTGTTTGTCCAGATGTTCCACCTGCCTGCGGCTCAGGATGTATTTCCGGCCGCGGGGGCGCCTCCACCCCATCAGTACGCCGTCGCCGATCATGGACAATACCGTGTGGCGAGACTTGTAGCCCAGTATCTCCATGGCATCGTACACGCCGATACGGTCTTCTACAGGGGGCAAGGTGTCGCTCATGCACTCATGATACCATACGTCACAAGCAAATTGTGCCATACGATACACAGTGAGGCGTTTGCATCATTATCCCACGTTGTTTCGTAGGCTAGTTTTGCGGCTGGCATAACTTGCAGGGCACCGCTTCTGCGGGAGGATTGGCCGTGTAGTAACCATGGCCGATGCCGTACCATTTGCAGCCGTCCACATGGATGCGTCCGGCAGCTTTCCACTTCGTGTTGACCCAGTAGCGCACGGCGGATTTCTTTTGCTCCGGCACCCGATCGGGCTTCGTCGCGAGATTGTACGCATCATGCGCCAGCCAGCCGATGGCTACGCAGCATAGATAGGCCACGATTTGCCATGTCCATAAGGAGGGTGTCATTTATTAATTTGATATTCCAAGTCTTCAAGATTCCTTTTCGATTCTTCCATCGCGTTTTTCATCGCTTCCTGATATGCCTCCTTGGTGATTTTTTGTTCTTCGTATTCCTGATACAGTTTATTGTGCAGAGTCAGATATGATTTGGAACGTTCTTCGCTAATTCTATTTTTGAATCGATAAGCCCAAGTATGAGCTATTTCATCCCTCGCCTCTTTACCTTGGACTATTGCGAGTAATCCGTCTAATTTAAAATTTCTGATTTCTTCTTCAGTTTGGGCTGATCGTGCAGATGTTTCTTTGAATGCCTTCGCGGTGGCTATTTCACCTGCCTTGATTCTGTTTTTTTCGTTCTCTGCTGCTTGCCTTTCAGCTTGCCGTTGCCGCTGCTCTTCCTTCAAGCGTTCCTGATGTATTTCCCGTTCAAGCCGCGCTATCTGTTTTGCATTTTCTTCCAGCTGTTTATTGTACGGATTGTCTTCTTTACCACACGAAACGAGAAAACAGGAAATTAAACTGAAAGTTATAATTTTCATTCTCGCGATATGAATAGAGCTATACTTTTGATTTTTCATGATTCGATGCAAGATTATTTTTTAGGATGTGTTTTATAAATATATATTTTATAAACATCTTGCATACGATCGATTTTTTTATCAGATGGCATGATAGCATCTTGGAAGATATGCAAAAAATCATTTTTGGATGATGCAACAAATTCACTTTCTTCATCTGTTAAGGTTCGACAAAAAACGTTACTACTACCCAATGTCCACTCATCTGCATCAAGGTGTAATTTTTGATATAACCATCCAACTGCCTTTTTTCTCCAAATCTGTGAAGTGATTCGTTTGCAAATTTTATGCAAATTATAATTTCTGCCCAAGTCTTCTCTGATTCCTCTCTGTCCGAATCCAGGGAACACAATATCTTCGTCAAACATTTCCATATATGATGCAAATAAATCTCTTACGAATTGTAATCTCATAATTCCCTGAAATGCCATATCTGGACAGAACCGAGGAATGGATCCATCGTAAAAAACATGATCCCAAAATTGATGCATCGCACTATCCATTTTGTCTGATGAGATGAGCGATTTCATATTTGCAGTTTCTATTTCTTCATCATGCTTCAAGTGCATGCAATATATTATCGCTTCCACAAATCCGATCCATGTAAGATATAAACTTTTCGTATCAATATGCGATTCGTCATTTATCTGATTCATATATTTTCTTTTTGTTTAGTTATGATTCATCAATAAACGCCAAATCGGAAATCAAACGTTTTTTTAAGGCTTCCATTTTTCTTTGTAGTTTATTGTTTTCCATTTGAGAGATATCAGATTCTCCCATTTTTTCGGATACGCCCCATAACCAATCCATAGATACACCGAGTGCGGCAGATAGACGAGCCAATTCATCGGCTCCAGGACTTCTTCGCCCCGATAAATAAGAAGATATGGTCGCTTGATTTACATTGCAAAGTTCTCCTAATGTTTTCTGTGTTAACTTCAAACGAATAGACATCACTTGTAAGCGAGAAATAAAAATGTCATTTGGCATATTTTATTATTGATTTTTTCTGTCGTTCGACATATTAGTAATGACATGCGAAGCAACATAGTTGCTTTTACAAAAGGCAAGTTATCATGAATACCGACACAAATCAATCACATTGCTATGATATGCGATGGCTCTACAGCCGCGGGTGGACTGCAGCTCAGGCCGCCGCTGCTACGGGATACCATAAATCGACGATCTGCAGGGTGCTCGCCGGGCGCAACCGAAGCCAGGTTGTGCTGCGGAAGCTGCTGTCTTTGCCTTTTCGCAAGAAGCTGGTGATTCGCCGAAAATCCAAAGCCTGACTGACGCCATGATAGCCCTTGGAACCATGAGATACGTGCCTGCGATGCCGCCCTCCAGCGGTATGGCTCCCGATGAGATGACGCTGTTCCTCGACCGGATGCGGGCCTCCGAACACCGCCGCCGCTACCGCCGGACAGGGATGACCTTTCGCGAGTGGTCGCGCCGGGATGAAGCCATGGCCGTGGTCAGGCTGCAGCCGGTGCATGCGCCGGTGCTGTGCCATATCGGAACGCTGCCGATCGACGATTGCTGGCTGTGGAGGGTTTCCGCCCCGCGCCGCCGAAGCCGCTTCCTGCAGGCAGCCGAGCGCATCGTGCTTCGCCTGCCGGTGATCGTGCTGCTGCCGCTCGCCTGGGGTGTGCTGTTCGGTATTCTGCTGCTGATCGGACAGGCCTTTCGCCTGATTTTTTAACGTGGCACTTTTACCTTTCAAGATGGACCTGACGCCGACGGAACAAGCCCTGATGCTGGCTTTGCTGGATCTGGACGATTTCCGGGATGCCTGGGGAGTGTCCGACCGCCCGTCCCGGGAGGAGCTGGGCAGGGTGATGGGGATTTCCGCCGAGGCGGTGCGCCAGATCGAAGGGAAAGCCCTGCACAAGATGCGTCTCGCCCTGGTGCGCGACCCCCAATTGCTCCAGGAGCTGCAGCAGGTGATTGACCAGCTACGCCGGGCCGAGAGGCAGGGGTAGAGCCACAGATTCCGCAGATGCGACACAGATTTTTTTTGATGGATTTCAAGAAGACAATACCCGATACCGAGATGAAGACCGAGAGATATGAATTGATGATCGTGCCGGATGCCGCACCCGTGACCGTGTTTTTGCCGGATGCGCGCATCGATTACGCCAACCACCTGCACGGGCAGGTGCAGCAGATGGCCGTGCGCACCTGGCAGATGGCTGTGGTGCTCGGGCATACGCTGCGTACCATCAAAGACCAATGCAAGCATGGAGAGTGGGGGAAACTTTTCAAAAACAGCCGCAGTAAATCAAATGCGAAATTGATTTCGCATTTCAATTTCGGAGAAAAACAGGCCGGGAATTACATGGCCGTGTACGATGCGGCTGTGGAGGCGGCGAAGCGGATCAGCGAGGAGCGTGCAGCGGCGGTGATGCAGATGCTGGCCACGCGACCCGGGCAGGATTTTTACCTGGCCTTGGGCGAGATTTCACAGGCCAGCACGATCAAGGAGTTTCTGGCCGAGGTGGTGGACGATTCCGAATCCCGCGGAGCGAAGCACAGCAAGGCGAACATGCGGGATGCGATGGAGGAGGCGATGGAGCGCCAGGTGGCCGGGGAGCGGGAGGCTCAGGAGGATGCGGCGAAGCTGCTGGCCGCAGCGGAGGCGTACCGGGATTGCCGGGCGGGGCTGTGCACGCGGGAGTTCAACGGCCTGTTCGCATCGCAGATGCGGAACATCCTGCGCGGGCTTGAAACGGAAGGGAGGGCATGACGATGACGGAAGCGGAACTCGAAGGGCTCGCCTTGCCTCTGGACCAGCTGCAGAAGGCGCGGCTGCTGCTGGCTGCCTGCCGCACGCTGGATGAAACGCCTGCGGGATGCCGCACGCAGGCTTATGAAGATGCGGCCCGCCGCCTGGCACTGATGCTGCGTGTGTCGTACTCGGCGAAGTCGATGCAGCGCGTCTTCAACGAGTGGCTGAAATCCGGCCGGGATGCGCTGGCGGCGGTGGACAAGCGGTACCGGGCGGGCGCGATCAAGGCGACTCGCTCCCGCAACGGCCTGTTCCGCACTTATGTGAAAGAGCTCTTCTATAAGTACCAGCGCAACGGCAAGGCGGCGCATGCCGAGCTGGTGCGCAGGCTGCAATCCGGCATGCCCATACCCGGTTACGAGGACTGGCGGCGGATGGATGCCAACGGGCTGGTGAGCATCCCGCCCGGTTGGAGCTACCGGCAGATCGCCCGGCTCTTCCCGACGAAGGAGGAGGCGGTACTGGCCAAACACGGCATGCGGGCCGGAGCGCGGTACCTGCCGCAGGTATTCCGGACGCGTGCAGGCTCCTACCCCTGCGCCTTCGTGGCTTTTGATGATGTGCATTTGGATGTGAAGACGATCGCCCGCGTGAACGGCACGGACCAGATCGGCCGCCCCCTCCAGCTGGGATGCAACGATGTCTTCACGGGCCGCCGCCTCTGCTGGGGTACGAAGTTCTCCTTCGAACGGGAAGACGGCACACGCGCCGGGCTGAACGGCGACGAAATGCTCTACATCCTCTGCGACTACCTGGTGAACGTGGGCTACAGCCCGCGAGGCACCGTGTTGCTGGTGGAAAACCAGACGGCCTCCATCTCCCGCGAAATCGAGGAACAGCTGCTCTTGCTGACGGGCGGATGCGTGCGGGTGAAGCGGGGCGGGATGCACGGCAGCGTGCAGGCGATGCTGCACGAGTTCGGCGGCAAATCCTGCGGCAACCCCCGAAACAAGGCCTATCTCGAAAGCTACCACAATCCCCAGCACAACAGATTGTCGTTCCTTCCCGGCGCAACGGGCCACGACCGCACGGAACCGGAATGGCTGTGGGGCATGGAACGCGAGCAGCGGAAAATCTCCAAGGCGAAAGACAGGCTCCCTGCCGAAAAGGCGGCGATGCTGGAAGACATCCTGCTGCCGTTCCATGAAGTGTGCTCCATGCTGCCCTCCATCGTGGCCGATCTGAACGGACGCACCGACCACGATCTGGAAGGATGGGCGGATTGCGGATTCTTCCGGCAGGAATACAGCTTCGACCCATCCGGCGGCCAATGGGGCGACCTGTCGCAACTGGACGCCGATCAGAAAAACTTCCTGCTGCAGCTGGAAGCCCGGAGCAAGGGCCACATCCGCATGCGCCGCATGAGCCCGCAGGAAGCATGGGACTCCAGCATGCGGAACCCCGTCAACACCCTGGTGAAACTCTCCATCGTGCAGGCGGCGGAACTGCTGGGCATCCGCATGGCCCGCGACATCCGGGCGAACGGCAGCTATTTTTACATACAGGACCGGAAGCTTGCCCCCGGAAAACTGATTTACGACCGCGAACTGGTCACGCCGGACGGCTACCTGAAAGACTTCGGCCCGCGCATCGGCTACAAAGGCATCATCAACCCCTTCGATCTCGGCAAAATGTACGTCCTCGACGAGCGGGATGTCGTGCTGGGCTACGCGCCGCTGGTGCAGCGCGGCAGGCTGGGAGACGACGAAGCCCTGCGCTCCCAGCTCGGGCGCGCCAAAAGCCAGACGGCCTCCCGCCTGCAGGACATGCGCGTGACCCGCATGAACGAAGAAGCGGCCATCGTCGCACGCCGGGAACACAATGCCTCCATCATCCAGGGCACCTGCCGCACGCCGCAGGAACGGCTGGAAGACGGCGAAGCACGCCGTGCGGAACGCCGGATCGCCGCCCGGCAAAAAGGGCTGCCCCGCATGGACGATCCTCCCCCCAGGCTCCCCCCGGACAACGACCTCCCCGAAACCAACTATTGACCATCACCACCACACCAACCATGAGCGACAACGAACACACACAACCGATACCCGGCACGGATGCAGCCCTCGACTGGCTGCGCGGCTACGCCCGGGACAAAACGGCGGCCAGCATCGCCAAACAGATGGGGTACAGCGCCACCGTCGTCCGCCGCCTGCTGGCAGGCACCTACCATGCGGATATGACCAACGTGCTGGAGGCCATCCGCAAATTGCGCCTGCAGGTCGAGACGGCCGGCCACCGCGCCGAAGCGACGCGGAGGGCGGACATCGCCACCCGCATGCTGGGCCGATCCGTGGAATTCGTGCCCACGGAAACCGGCGAACAGATACACCGCCTGTGCCTGGCCGCCGTGGCGGACTCGACCGTCAACTGCATCGCCGGACGCGCCCTCTGCGGCAAAACCATGGCGCTGGAGGCGTATGCCGCCAATCCGGACTTTGCCCCGCTCACGCTGATGGTGACGATGCCGACCCGGCCGACCGCCTTCAAACTGGGCCGCCTCCTGTGCGAAGCGGCCGGGGTGGATGCGCCGACGGACGACTTCACGGCCATGCACCACCTGCGCCGCGTCATCACGCGCAACTACCTGGTCATCGTGGACGATGTGGACAAGGCGATCCACGCCGGCAGGCGCGGCATCACGGATGTGCTGCTGTGGCTGCTCGATCTTCACAAAGCCACGCGCTGCGGCATGATCCTGTGCGGCGATCCGACGTTCGGCGATGCCCTGGAGAAAATCGACCTCCTCGACCGCATCGCCAAAAGCGGAGAAACCCTGCTGCTGCCGGAATACCCCAGCAAGGCGGAGGTGCGCGCACTGGCACGGCAGGCGGGGCTGCCGGAACCGGATGCGGATACGTGGTCCGTCATCGGCTCCATCGGCAGGGAAGACGGCCTCGGCAGGCTCTGCCTCTACATGCACCGCGCCCGCCGCCAGGCCATGCTGCAGGATGCCGCCGGATCATGGGCCTATTTCCATGCCGCCCGCAACCCGCAGCCGCAACAACAACTCACCAACCGATGACCATGGACAAACCGCATTATCCGCTTTCGACCTATGCAGCCATTACGGCCATGCACGCCGGGCACGTCGTCGCCCACTACGATGTGATGATGGGCGTGGAAGTCTGGATGCGCCAGACGGGACACCGCTACGCCTTCTGCTACGCCGCCATCACCAACTGGGCGGCCGCCACCTACATCCAATGCGCCAATGCCTGGCGCGTGGTACCTCCCTCCGAAATCCCGAATGATTACCAATTCGAATCATGAACACACACCCATTACAAAAAAGACGGACCGCGATCCGGCGCCAATGCTCCACTGTGGACCTACTGAGGCCGGAACCGCGCCATAAATGTTTCAACTGCTTTCATCTGGCGGCTGGATATTTGATGAGCGCCGCCCTGTGCGACGAACCATGCCTCTATCTGTGTATGCGATTCCTGCGGGATATGCCGCATCAGGATATGTTTTACCAGACTCGCTGCCCCAAATACCGCCGCCTGCTGTGCGATCATTTGCTGCAAGTAGTGACGCTGTCTCCCCATCCGGGACGGGATGGCGAATACGTCGTCACACCCGGTTCTCCATGGGCCCCGAAAGAGCAAGGAGGTGAGGCATGATTGACAATGCGCCAGAAGCCAACCGATGGGCAGCCGCGGAGATTAACAGGGCGCTGGTCGCGCTTCGACTGTCTCCCTACTGCAATGCCGAACCGACCACTCAACCCGGTGTTGTCAATATTGCCTACGGTCCCGAGCCAGCATTGCTCAAGCCGCACCAGGCTAATGTTGATGCCCTGATGTTCGCCCGGTACCTGAGTACTCACTTGCCGAGTCCGGAGATTATCGTCGCGCTGCTTGACCGCAAGCGTGCCGCGCAGCCTCACCCTCCAACCGCCATCTTCGACTAGACAATCTTCAACTACCCACACCAAACAACACACAAAGACCAAAAAAATGGAAACAGAAAACGACACTAAAAAAATGATGCAGGATAAGATGGAATACTACGCCGCTGAAGCGCGGTTCGTGTATTTGCGCGATGCCACTGACTCCGCCTTGGAAGACGGTAAGTCTCCCGATGAGGCTTATACGGGGTTCCTCAATCTCTCCTCCGAGGAGCAGAGTCGATGGATTGAGGTTGCCAAGCACCTCAACAGCCTCTTTTGCCAATTCTGCGCGGAGATTGTAAATAGGGCGTAACGCGATTCCCCAACTACCCATTACCATTTCACTATTCGATAGACGATGACCACCACCAATACCAGAAATACCGGCATTGCCGATGACCAGCAATTCACGGATACCGTGAACAGGATCGCCCGCCTGAACGTGCGCATCAACAGCCGTACGGCCGAGATGGACAAAGCCATGCAAAAGGCGCGTGAACCTCATGAAGAAAAAATCAACAGGCTGACTGAGGACCGGGACGCGCTGATTGCCCTGGCCGAATCTTACGCTGTTCGCCACCGGGCGAGGCTGATCGGCCTGAAAAAGAAGAGCGGTTCCACGGAACTGGCCACATTCGGATTCCGCACCGGGAAGCGAAGGCTGGAACTTGTCAAAGACAACACGTGGGAACTTGTCTGCACCCGGCTCCAGAGCAACGGGCATGACGACTGCGTGCGAACGGTCACGGAAGTGCAGAAGGATCGCGTCTTGTCCGGCCTGTCTCCGGAAGAGATGATCGCCTGCGGAGTCGTCGCCGCCCAGGCAGAAAGCTTCTGGGTCAAGGCGAAGGATAATGCGATTGACGAAAACAACTGACCTGTGCATGAACAGAAACCAACAAACGAAAATGACGATGAAAAACACGGACGAAAAAACATGTAAACAGGTAAGCGAGATACAGGATAATATCAAATTTGCTGATGAGGCGATAGGCCTGATCCGCACGTCTCTTCCCGATTTACAGGATGCAGCGCATGCGCTTTGTCACGCAAGCGGCGATCTGCATCACGATGCATCTATGGTTCATTATGCGATCAACCTCCTGTCTGCGGTGGCTGTCCCATCTATCAATAGGCATAAGGCGCATATCGCCGCCATGCTTACTATGTGCGTGTCAGGCTACCGAGCCACAGACGGCATGCCCATCATGGCCGTCGGCCTCAAGCGAGAGGGGGTCACGCAGGTGGCAGTTGATGATATGGGGATTCCTATTTATAGGTTTGACTCCGATATGGCACGACATCAACAAAAGACAGGGGAGCTTCCGGACAAATCATCGCCCGGTGCCTGA